ATTAAACCTTTATCCGGATACATTTATTAAGTCAGAGTTTAAGAGGGAGGAAACTATGGGAGCTTTTACAACAGCTACTGGTATTAAAGTTATGTCAGATACTGTCGGCACAGAGCAACGTGGAGCTATTCAGGAGGAGGCTAGACCCGACTTCATCATCTTTAACGATATTGAATCACGCAAAACATTAAGAAGTGCTGTTATATCTCGTAATATTTGGGATAACATGGAAGAAGCACGAACAGGACTACAAAAAGGTGGTTCAACTGTATTTCTTGCTAACTACATATCAGAAATGGGTAATGTTCATAAATTAGTTACAGAAAAACTATCGCCCAGCAAATCTGTAATGATTGTGCCTATTATAGAAGACGGAAAACCTACATGGGATAGATATACATTAGACGAAATTAAAGTAATTAAACAAAATGCTGATGATTATGAAGGAGAATACTTATGCCAACCAAGTGCATCTAAAGACCAATACTTTGATAGAGCCTCATTAGACAGAATGACACCAATAGAACCAATAGAAACTTTGGCAGGATTTAAAATATTTAAGAAATACAATCCTTCTCATAGATATGCAGGAGGACACGATATAGCAGGAGGTGTTGGACTTGATAGCTCTGCATCTGTATTTATAGACTTTTCTACTATGCCAGCTCAAGTAGTTGGAACTTATAATAGCAATGAGATTTTACCAGAAGCATTTGGTGATGAGATCGTTAGAGAGGCTAATATCTTTGGAGGTTGTTTGATTGCACCAGAGAATAATAAGTTTGACCAAACTATCCTAAAAGCTCAACAACTTGGAGCTAAACTATACACAAGTGCTGGAAAGATTATAAAGATACATCAGGTTGCTCCCAAGACTTTTGGTTGGAACACTAACTCTTTAACTAAGTCTACAATGCTCTCAGGTCTTCGTGAGGCAATTGAATCAGGTTTGTTGGAGCTAAACGACAAAGACCTAATAAATGAAGCTAAATACTACTCAAGGAACGATATGATTGACAGAGATGTAGACATAAGATTAGCAACACGACACAACGATTTACTAATGGCTTGTTGTATTGCATGGCAAATGAATCAACATGCTAGACCAAGTAAACCTTTAATGGAATATAGTTTTGACGATTTAAAAGAATCTAACGAGGCTATTTAATATGGTATAATTTAAACATATATGTCAACACCTACAAAACCAGTTGTAAAGAAAACACCTGCAAAAGAACCAGAATTTCATTTAGTTATAAAACTTAATGACAAGGTATTCGAATTTGATACAGATGACTTGAGAGAATCTATTTTGTCAGTAGAGCCAGAGTTTTTAAGAACTAAAGTAATACTTAAAGTAACAAAGGATGGCAAGACACTAGACAGATTGTATTTTTTACAAGAAGGAAAGAAATTGTTTTACAATAAATACTTTATGGAAACACTTATTAAAAACTTAATTTTCTAACATGAATGTATTTGATTATATAAAACTAGAAGAAACAACTTGGGCAACAGAGCAAGTTCCTTTGACTAACTCTAAGGAATGGAACATGAAAGAGCACATTGAAAGATGTATGAATGTTTCTAACGGTTGGTTTCATAAAGGAAAGAATGATGGACTAAGACCTTACAACGATATTGTTACACCAATTATAGACGTAGCTTTTCGTTTAGAAGGATTTGATGTTAAAGACATTGTGCCTTTTGTTGATGACGTAGAAGAAAATTACAAATCGTTTTTAATTAAAAAGTTTCACCCTCAATGGGCCAGAACAAACGAGCTAGATACGTTTATTGATGAGGTAGTAGAAAGCTCAGTTATTTATGACCTTGTATTGATTAAGAATCTAAACAAATCAAGACCAGAAGTAGTTAAACTACAAGACATTGCATTTTGTGACCAGACAGATATTCTTTCAGGAGCATTATGTATCAAACATCAGTACACAATCCCACAACTATTAAGCTATAAAGGTAAATGGAACGCTGATAAGATTGACGAATCTATTACAATGGCTCAAGCAAGCAAGAGTATTTCAACAGCAACTGATAGAAAGGTAAAAACACCATCTAAATATATAGAAGTTTATGAACTTAGAGGTTCTTTCCCAGAAACATGGCTAGATGAAGAAGGAGATGAAAACAACTACACACCACAACTACATATTGTTACTTACTACACAGCAGAAGATGGCTCAAAGAATGGTATTGAACTATTTAAAGGTAAAGACAAAGAAATATCAGCTAACTTCAAAGCATTGAAGATTGACCAAGTTCGTTCACACGGTAGAGCTTGTGGAAAATCTATTGTAGAAAGACTATTTGAACCACAAGTATGGAATAATTACTCAGGAATCAAGATTAAAGCCATGCTTGACAGTGCTGTAAATCTATTGCAGACTGATAGTGAAGAATATGGAAACAAAAAGATTTCAGACCTTAAAGAAATGAGAGTCCTTAAACATGAGCCGGGACGACCTATTTCAAGAGTAGACATGAACCTACAAAATGTTACAGAGCTAACTAACCACCAAACACAACAAGAAAACAACGCTAGGATGCTTGGTTCAGCTTCTGACGGAGCATTAGGTAGAAACCCAGTATCAGGAACACCATTTGCATTAGAGAACGCTATTATTCAACAGGGAGAAGGAATACATGATTACCGTAGAGGTAAGATTGCTACTTTCTTTGCAGATGTTTTGTATCGAGATTGGATATTAAGTTATCTAGTTAAAGATATGAATAAAGGTGTTAAATTCTCAGAAGATTTATCTCTTGATGAGTTAGAAGAAATTGCAACAGCTATTTCAGACAATTTAGTTAATACTAGATTAAAAGAAGGAATGCTTGAAGGTAGAACTTATACACCAGAAGACAAAGATGCTTTAGCTAGAGTTATTAAAGAAAACTTAATGAAGGGTAGCAACAAAAGATTTATGGAAGTGGTTAAAGATGAGCTTAAAGATATTCCAGTTAAAGTGTTTGTAAACATTGCAGGTAAACAAAGATATATGGCACAGAACGCTGATAAGATTTCTAAATTACTTGGTAATATCTTGGCAAATCCACAAGCCTTTGCAACTATTCCAGGACTAGCTAAAAGTTATAACGAATTGCTAGAAGAATCAGGAATGAGTGCAATAGATTTTGCACAAATTACAAGAGGAGTTCAGCAAACACCAGAAGCACCTGCTGCTAAAATAAAGACACCAGTTAATAAAGAAGAATTAGAAACTAATACAAAACAATAATTATGGAAAATTTAAACGACCTAGAAATAGCAAAAATTGAAGCATTTTGTAAAGATGAAGCAATGTTTGAAGCAGTTAAAAAAATCTTATTCGCAATCCTATATTCAGATGGTGTAGTTAATAAAGATGAAAAGCTTAACCAAAGAAACGGAGCTTTCTCACTTATTGCTAATGCTTACTCAGAAAACAAGAATATTGATAATGCCGAATTAGGAGAACAACTAAGAGCTAAGTTTGAAGGAGTACACACAATCTTAAACGGTTTTGACCAACTAAAATCTATCAAAAAAGAGGAAGTTGTGATTGAAGATTTAATAAACGAGGCAGAGTAGTCGTGTGGTATAATATAAACAGGACTGGTTATACTACCATAAAAGGTACTTATAAAAAATGTATCATTTCATTCTAAATGACCTTAAAACATATATATGAACAAAGAAAACGAAGAATTAAACGAAGATGTAGAAGAAGATATTGACCCTGAACTTGACGAAGAAGAAGTTGAGGATAAGGTCGAAATCAAAAAACCTACAGAAACGTTAGACGCTAGACGTGCAAGACTTACAAGACAACTAGAACAGACAAATAAGAAATTAGGAGTCGATGTTGAAAAGAAAGTTAAAGCACCAGCTCACAATGACTTAGGAGAATCTGCATATTTAATTGCTAATGGCATTAAAGAATCAGATGAAAAAGATTTAGCTAGGAAACTATCTAAAGAGACAGGAAAAGACTTAGAATCACTTTTGGACAGTACTTACTTTCAATTAGAACTTAAAACTTTAAGAGAAACTAAAACAACTGAACAAGCTAATCCAGAAGGTAGTAAACGCTCAAACAATACAGCATCCGACTCAGTCGAATATTGGATTGCAAAAGGAGAATTACCACCAGCATCAGAACAGCAATTAAGACGTGACGTAGTAAACGCACGAATTAAAAAAGATGATTCATCAGGAATATTCTACAACTCTTAAGTTAAATTAATAAATTAACTAAAGATGACGCCGAAGCTCATTCACAATTAAATATGCTATAATGTGGTTAATATGCCATCAGGAGTTTACCAAAGAACAGAAAAGCACAAACTCATAAACAAGGGTAGAACCCATACCAACAGAAAGAAATATTTTAAAGGGAGAAAAGTTACTATCAAAACTTGTGAGTATTGTAAAAAAGATTATGAAGCAAACTATAAGAATGCTAAAAAATCTAAATTTTGTTCACTATCTTGTTCTGCTAAAAGTAGACCAGAGTTTGTTTATTCTAATCTAGGAAAAACAACATCAGAAAAACAAAAACAATCTGTTCGTTCAAGAGTGGGTACAAAACACCCCAGATGGATTAAAAATAGAACTGCCCAGTTAGACAAGCAAAGGCTAAGGGGTGGTGGCGAGTGGAAGGATTGGAGAAAAACTATCTTTGAAAGAGATGATTTTACTTGTCAGGAATGTAGAACCATTGGAGGTCGCTTGGAACCTCATCATATTGTTCCATTAAGAAATGATATGAATATAAAGTTTGACATTAATAATGGAATAACTTTGTGTAGAAAATGCCATATGAAAACTTTTTATAAGGAACATTTATTTGAAGAAAAATACAAAAAGATATTAACCCCAATATAGCATATTTAATTTGAAGATATAAAGCAGTCATACTAAACAATATTTCAATCGTACCATCAGAAGAGTTTGAAACAAAATTACAAGAACGTCTTTCTGCACCAGCAGTATGGAAAGAAGTTTGTAAGGTTTCATACACAGACACAGGAATCCTACACAATCCTTACCTAACAGACGCAACTATCGGAACAGGAACAAGAGGAACAGGTTACACATCTACAGCATCAGCTACAACAGATGATACAGTAACAATCGACACTTACAAATATTCAGCACAACATATTGATGAAGCTGACTTAGCTCAAAAGTCATTCAGCGACTTCATGGAAATTGCTGACAATATGGGAACAATGTTGAACGAAACTATGGAAACTGCAATGCTTGCATCACATGCTTCATGGACAAACTTTGACAACGCTTCAATTGGGGGTTCAGCAGGAAACATTACAGTAGCGACTTCAAACATCGATGACATCGTTGTAGAAATCAAAACTGCAATTAGAAACGCAGGAGGAGGAGAATTAGCAAACAGAAACGGAATCTTCATCCAATGGAGAGAAGAAGATTTCGCTAAAGTTGAAAGACTAGCAGCATCACAAGGTTTCAACACAGCAGATAACGTTCTAAACAACGGAATCAAACAAGGTTTCTCATACCTTGGTGTAGAACATTACTCAACTTCAAAGAACGTATCAGGTCACGTTTTTGCTGGAGTAAAGAAAGCATTTCACGTTGGAATTGTTAAATCAACTTACGGAAAAATGAAACAAATTGTTAACCCAGTTGTTTCAGGAGCTCAAATTTCAGGACTAGGACTAGAATCAAGAATTGATTACAAATTCAACGCTTGGACTAAAATGGCACCAGTATTGTTCGATGTGCTTGTTGCTTAGTTAAATAGTAAAATTATTAACTAACATAAAAACATTATGGCACAAGCATCAGGACAGAAAGTATTTATTGGTGGAGCTACTATCTCATCAGGGGCAGGAGCACCAGAAGCAGTGGCAGAAAAAGGTTCTATTTATATTAGAACAGACGGCTCATCTGCTACAACTAGATTGTATATTAATACAACAGGTGCAGCAGTTTGGACACCAGTTACTACAACAGCGTAGTATATTCATTCAGACCCTTTATTGGGGTTTGGAGTGAGTATACTAAATAATGGTATAATTAGACAAATGGCAATTCAATTTAACGACACAACAAATTTACGAGGGCTAGTTCAACTAGCAGAAGAAGAACTAGGTTACACATCTGGAGCTATTTCAGGTAATGCAACAAGATTAAAGCAATTTACAGCTAGAGTAAATAATTCACTTGATACATATTTTTCTATTGGAGTTCAGGCTAGCGGGACATGGCAATTAGATAGTAAAAACCACGATGATTACAACATCATTGAAACAGACCTTATAGCACTTCAAAGAGATTACAATTTTTCAGGAGATGGTAGTGGAAATATGATACTAGATATTTATAGAGTAATGATTAAAGACGAAGCCGGAACATACTACGAGATATTCCCAGTAGATCAAGAAACAGATGACAATATGGAGGCATTTTGGGATGGCAAGAACACAACAGGACAGCCTATTCGATACGACAAGACAGCAAACGGAATATTTTTAGATGTTCTACCTACTTGGAACTGGAGAACAGGAACAGAGGGAGAACAGGGTGTTAAAATCTTTATAAACAGAGAGTCAGATTACTTTGAATCAACTGATACAACGAAAACAGCAGGTTATCCATACCATCAAGAATACTTTTATTTAAAGCCTTGTCTTGAAATGGCACGAATAAACAACCTTGACTCTTTTACAAAATTAAGAGATGAAGTCTTAAAACTAGAAGGAGATGTAACAACAGGTCGAGTTGGTTCTATTGCTAAAGCATACGGTAATAGAGCAAAAGACGAGCAATCAGTATTAGAAGCAGTGTCAATAGACAGTAGATAATTAATAACATTAAAAATAAACATGATTAAAGATAAATTTAAAGGATTAGTAGGAACATATAAATTTCAGATTAGAGACGTAAATGGAAATGTTCGTGATACTTTTGAAGTTAAAAACCTAGTAACAACAGTAGGATTCGCACAACTTGCATTACTTGCAGGAGATGCAACAGCAGTTCCCTTTACATATCTAGCAGTAGGAACCTCATCAACAGCAGTTAATATTGCTGATACAACTCTTGGGGCAGAAACTACAACAAATGGATTAGAGAGAGTAGCAGGGACTGTTTCACGAATAACAACAACTGGAACTAACGATACATACAAAATTACAACTACTTGGACAGCAACAGGCTTAGTATTAGTAGAAGAAGTTGGAGTATTCAACGCCGCTTCAGGAGGAACAATGCTTTCACATGCACTAACTGGAACTAAGGAAGTTAACTCGGGCGAAACTTTGACGGGTGAGTATTTGCTCGAGATGGCTTAATCTAAAATACTATGGCAACAATAGATGCATC